ATAATCCAAAATATAAATAATCCAAAATATAAATAATCCAAAATATAAATAATCCAAAATATAAATAATCCAAAATATAAATAATCCAAAATATAAATAATCCAAAATATAAATTATATAATTTATCATAATACCTAACTATCATTTTCATCATGTCTATCTCCACAACCACCTATCATCTCCATCACAGCCATCGTTATAACACCCGTTATATAATTTATATTTATATTTGCGTCATTTTTATTATCTAATAATAACAAATATAAATAATGGAACAAATACATATTTCAATAACCGATGATGAGAATAACAACGATGAAACAACTGATTCGTCGCTTATATCATCTATTATAGATACAATAATATCATCTATAGAAAATCCACATAGTGTATCACATATACCATTATCACCATTTATAAATACAAATGGCCTACACAATTCTATAACTACCGAAATAATACACACGCCAGATATATCGTTTAATGTATTTAAAAGAACAAGAGACACAGACGATTTACTATTGTCAATGGAACCATCTAAAAAAAAACATTTTCATATTGGTTTTAGTAGAACTTTAAATTATAAACCATTAAAACGTGTTAAAGTAAAGAGAAAAATAAAATCAAAGACAAAAGTAAAATCTAAAATAGATGAACAACACGAGCCAATTGAGACACTTTTTGATAAAGAAGCCCGTTTATTAAAATTAGTTACTAAATATAATCCAATATATTCAAGAAGAAAAATTATAGAAATTCTTAAACGGACGGAAGTAAAATACGATTTTACAGGTAAGACAAAACCTGGTATAATTAAAATTATTATACCAAATATGGCTAAAAATTTTATGGATCATCTGGCGTATTTTAATATTGGATATAAACAACAAAGATATTTTGAATGGTGTATATGGTTAGAAGATCTTATTAATCTATTTCCTAAAAACCAAAAAAACCCAATAATAAACGATAATGACAAGGATATTTTAGATAAGAACGATATGCTTATAATAAAGATTAAAGATATATATTATCACAATCAACGTGTCAGATGGGCTTTCAAAAATTTATATCGTTTATGGCTAATAAAAAAATGCAATAAGCGCACAATTGGTGATGATAGAGATTTAATAACATTTGAACCTATTACGAAAGATAATATGGTATCAATTATATGTCTAAAAACCCGTAGCAAATACGTATTTTCCAGTTTTAGCATAATAAAAACAATACAATCCAGTCTTGAAACCCAATTAGGAGGGATATCAGTTTGTTTAACACCAAAAAATCCATATACCCATGTCCATCTAACATTTTGTCAAATGTTAGAAATATATAATCAAATATTAATTATATGTTCTAAAAAAGGTAAGTATATACCATCAATAGTAGTTGCATATCGTGAAATAAATTTTAATACACTGCGATTATCAAAAATACAGAATAATTATTTACAATATAAAGCAACAATTGCATTAATATATGATAATGATACAAACAACGCTTTTTTTCTTGAGAATTTAGCAATCCTTTTAGATACATATAGTATGTTATCAACCGAATACGGCGATACTATTGTAACAATAGCCCGATTTAAAATATGGGCTAAATTTGAGCCAAAAAATCCATTAATTATAATGTGGAAACAGTTAATCTGTGACTATTGGTATTACGAACAAACGACAATATTATTACGAGATTCCTGGCGTGTATCGGATGATATGATTACAGATATAGTAGTTTTATTAAGAGAAAGTGAAACAAAATTGCGTAATATATATAATGAATATAAAATAAGACCATTTTTAGGATAAGTTCCAATCGCTACTTTCATAACAGAGGTCGTACAAATTTAGTTATCCTTAATGGCAACTAAAATTAATATTGATCTGTATTTGTTGTTATATACTTGGACACAAACAAGTTTTCATTAAACTGTTTAATTCATTTACCCAATCTTTTTTGATAAAAGGGGTAAACCCCCATAACTGCTTACACCTGTATTCTGGTTTATAGAATACATTATAACCTCTTGGATTTTTTGGATGACTCAATATTTTATCTTCCAATGACCATTCATCTGGGATATCATCGGGAAATACGGAATCTACTAAATCATCGTTATCACAATCTTTATATTTTTGCCAAAATACACAACCAGTTTTAAATATTTCTGTATGACTTAAATTTAGGCCTAAATCTTGGGATAGCCTTTTTTTCCCATGGATTAGATCTTTTTCTAAAATAGCAAATAAACGACCTTTGCGTCGTCCCACAAGTGGTTCCCATTTTGCAAGATTATCTTGTACATAATCTTTCATAGTATAATTTAAATCGCACGGATAGGTTTTAAGACAAGCCACTTGAACAGCACACCCCAATAACAGAGTTTTCATCTTGACCGGTTTTATTAATTTGACGACCTTTACTATAGGCTCTATAACAGATTCCACTATGTCAGAAATGTATTCAATTGCCGCCGATGGGGATAAAATATAGTTATTCCCTAGACTATAATATAATATGAATGGATTTGATGTATCCAATCCCGCAGATATACCATCTTCTCTTATTTCGTCACGATTGCTTCCTCTGGCACATATGAGAAATGGATAAAGACATGCTCTTTTATTTTGTTTTGTCATTTTTGTACGTAAAACACAAAATTCGGCAAGAAGAATTAATTTCTCCATATGATTTTGAGATTTTACCCATTCGCGAAGCCAGTGGATATTATGGGAGCCTAGCCATAATATCCACGATTGAATGACCGTTTTTTCTAAAAGTTCATATTCATTACTTAAAATAAGTTCGCGTCCCCAAAATAAGGAATTTTCTATTAACCCTTTACGTAAAGATTGTATTAACATAAGACAAACTTCATTTATTTCATAAAAGTGGCGTGTGAGCATTTTTTCAAAGATCATATCTAATGTAGTTAATATACTCAATTTTTTCTTATTTTATATAATAGATGAATAATGCCGACGAAATTATACCCCGAGTATGGGTGGGTAATAGGTTCGCGGCTTTAAATGACATTTGGATAGAAAAAAATAATATTACAGTTGTTTTTAATGCTACAAAAGATATACCTTTTAGCAATAATAAAAATATTAAGCACAAATATCGTATTCCAGTGGACGATAACAGACAAGAACAAGAAATAAACAATTTATCACATTGGAGTCCAGAAATTGGTTATAAAGTGCTTCGTGAATATAAAGCAGGGAATAATATTTTAATACATTGTGCGGCGGGAATGCAAAGATCAGCAGCCACAATGGCAATCTTTTTAATAACATTAACCGGGCAAAGTCCTGCCATTGTAATGTCCCATATTCGTAAAAGGCGACCAATTACATTTGTTCCATACGCAAATTTTAGGAAGTCGATAGAACATTATTACGAATTTTATAAAAATAATATAATTTCAAATATCGGTTGGTAGCGAATTTATTTACCGGTCAGTATCAAATTTAGTTGCCTTTAAAGGCAACTAAATTTGATACTGACCGGTACAATCTTTACTTTCAATATAAAATTAATTTTCAAAAATAGAGTGGTTATGCCAACTAAAAAAAATAATAGATGTCCCAAAGAAGCAAATTTACTTTGTGGCCCAAATACATTGGCGCGTGGTCTATGTGTACAAACAAGAAAAAACTGTAAGACGCGTACACTTGACAAACGCCATATTCCGGCAACCTCACCCAACAATACTGGAAAAAATTATGGTTATGAGGAAGAGAATTTAGGTCGCGGTTGTTATACTCAAATAGAAAACCTTAAATTAAACTATGAAAAGACGTATGAAGATTATGACGATATTCCCGATACATTCAATTGTATAACATACAATATTTGGGGACTTGATAAACCAAAACTTCGCCCATTATTTAGTATGCGAAAAGGGCTATTGGTAAAAACCTTAACAGATGTAAATGCCGATATTATGTGCCTACAGGAAATGAGTGAGTTTTCATATGAAGAGTTAAAAGATTTCATCGGCAAGTATAAATTTGCGTCAGAGGTACCTTTAACAAATACATCAAAAATGCGAAATCGCGCAATAGAGGTCTATTATATTTCCAGATATACACCTAGTCGTATTGCGATATATTCATTGCCTGGTGTATTGAATTATACAAATTCCTTAATGGTAGTTGAATATAAAAAATTAGTGATCTTTAATTTATATAATCAGGCGGGAAGCAAGTATTCTATAGGGCAGGAAGAAAAGGGGCTACATTATGCCAGGTGTAGATATGACTTAATCAATATTATTTACGATATGATTAAAACTAAATATAAGGGGTACTCAGTCTTAGTTTGTGGGGATTTTAATTTTCATTTAGATGGGACAAAAGAAGAGTGGCCCGAATCCGCTATACTTAATAAATTTTCAAGAGACGGGTTTATTGATACATACAGGGATCTTAATAGGGATTTAGGTCTTACGGAGAATACAGATTTGAATATGATGCGTTATAATCAAAAGTTGGTACATAAAAAATTTAGGTTTGATGCCATTTTATATAAGAGTGTTCGCGGATGGAGATGTACTAAATCTGAGGTATTTGGTCAGGAGTTAGAATATCTCAATGAGAAGAATTCAGAGTGGTTTTTTAATTACATTTCGGAGGCGAACCATAAGGGTATTGGGATTGATGGATTGAAAGGGGTCAAGAAGCGTGGAAAAAAGTATAAATTGCCGATTAATGCGTCGGATCATTTTGGTGTAGTTAATAAGTTTATGAAATAGAACAGCAGAGGTTGTAAGAATTTAGTTGCCTTAAAGACAATTAAATTTGTACCATGAACTACAGAAGTTAATTGCTCTCCCAAAAAAGGGGGGCAATTAACTTCTGTAGTTCATGGTACAAAATATCGTAAAAAATATTCAAAATCCCCATCTGTCTAAAAGGCCATTTATAATAACTTGGGTAGTTTTTCGTAAATAACACCGTGAAAATCCATATTTGTTAAAAGTAAATCGCCATTTTCCCGCGTTTTTGTTTCAATTCCTATTAATATCGGTCCCAGTTCTTTATTTATTTGTTTTGTATATCTGAAATAAATAATATCATCTCCGTCACTCAAAACATTTAATAAGAAGTTGCGTAAAGCCCCCGCTTTTTGTGGCAATTCTATTTTGAAATAGTGTTTCTTTCCTTCATATATTAGCGCCCGTTCTAAAATTTCTGGCATACGAAAAGCGTCAGAATTACCTCCTGATACTATACACACGACATTACTTCCTTTTAGATTCAGTTTATCAAGCGCACATAAAGATAGAACCCCTGCCGGTTCTATAATAATACTACTTTCATTATACATTTGTACTATTTTAGAACAAACGTGTCCTTCATCAATAAGAATAATATCATGGAGAAAGGCGGAACAAATTGGAAAATTAAGTTTCCCCACTTTTTTAACTGCAGCCCCATCAACAAATTTATTAATATGATTTAATGTAATAATTTGACCTCTATCCATTGATACTCTCATAGAAGGAGCACCCAACGGTTGAACTCCAATAACCCGTGTTTCTGGACTAATTTGTTTTAAATAAGAGGATATTCCTGCAGATAGCCCCCCTCCCCCAATAGGCACAATTATATAATCAATACGTTTGTCACTCATTTGTTCTATTATTTCTGCACCAACTGTTGCCTGCCCTTCAATTACATATTCATTGTCAAAAGGATGTACAAAATTCAAATCTAATTTTTGTGCATGATTTGACGCATGTTCAAACGATTTATCAAAACAATCCCCCTCTAAAAATATTTTTACATTATCGCCACCAATTGTACTTACTTTAGATATTTTCTGTTGTGTAGTAATATTTGGCATAAAAATATCGGCATGCATACCCAATCTTTTACACGCAAATGCTACACCTTGTGCATGATTACCTGCAGAACAGGTAACAACGCTATTTTTATTTTTATTATGAAAAAACCAGTTTGCTGAACCCCGCCATTTATAAGACCCTACCGGCCCCCTATCTTCGCGTTTTAAAAATATATTAGCCATAGAAACCTGGGATAATATAGGACTAAATTCCAGCGGGGTTATAGATGCTAAATTACGTAGTTGTAATAATGCCTTATCAACATTTTTTGCTATTGGATAATAAAAACTCATAAACTCACACTAATAATATATTTTAATTGTTGTTTATGCTCTTTTAGGAACGGCTATATTCTCTCTATAAATAGTTATAACGGCGTCCCGTGTATATCCTGACGTGTTTGCTTCAGATTTATAACCACGCGGATTTAATGCGCACAATGTACCCGTGGTATATCGTACAGAACCGGCAACGTGGCTATGACCACAAATCCAACCTACGATCGGTTCTTTGAATAAATAACTCAAATTATTTGCATAGCAACTTGAAAGTGGGTTTTCTCTATATTTGGAATCAATGAGATTTTTACAAGGCATATGATGGGTTAAAACCAATACGCGAAAATTGTCAAATCGTGCCTGTTTTATAGTTTTCTCCAAAAAAGCAATATGTTCAGTATTTATTTTTGTAATATCGGATGGATGTATATAACGACTTTTATTAGTATATTCATCTTTTACATATACCATTTTATATTCAGAACGTTTTCCTATTTCTCCAATAAATCCGTCGGCAATTTTATCCCATTGCCGTAAATCCGGAGAAGTCCATAATGTACAACCCACAATCAATAATTTATGTTCATCGTCGCGAAATACGCCCTTTTGTAAAAACCGAATTCCAAGTTTTGTACAAATTTCGTGTATTTTTACATCAATATCTCTCATTGTAATAGTAGAATCGTCTGAAAAATATTCGTGGTTACCTGCAATCAAAATAACGGTTTTCCAATGCTCAGAACACCATTTCAAAAAATTAAAATAGATTTTGGAAAAAGGATTGCCAATATCACCACAAAGGGCTAAAGTAGATGCCACAGGTTCTAATAATATGTCAAATGGCATCGTTTCATCCAAATGTAAATCACTTGCATATTGAATTTTACAAGAGTCCATTACTCTTATTTATAAATACGCCGATTTTTAATGTCAAATAAAATCAAAAAACATAAAAACATAAAAAATCGCGAGTACTTCATGGTCCAAATACGACTAACTAAGACCAATTAATTAGAATCCCCTTTTTAAGAGACTTAGATTCATCGTTGTGTTCTTCTTTGTATGAAATATCACATCCAGGAAACTTTTCTTTTAATAGGGGAAGTATCTCTTCAAGTGGTATAGTATAATTACTACTACCACAAGCAAAAGTAGATTGTACCATATGTCTCTGATTATAAGGTACGGGGGGAATAAATCGCATATTTGTCATGTCATATAAATACGAAGTATGTCCTTCATTTGCAGCCCTAATTAAATTAGGTGCTATTTCCTCAACCATGCGTTCTATTTCCCTTTTTTGATTTTCATGTGAAATGCTTTGAAGATAGGAGCGACTAAATATTTTTGAATCCATTTTAAATAATACTATTAGAAAATATTAAAATCAATTTTCTAATATTATTAATATAATAATTCGTGTTTAACTTTTTATAACAAATGCAAGTCAAGTATCATTAAATTTTATAACTTCGGTACTTTCATAGGAGAGGTCGTACAAATTTAGTTGCCTTTAAGGCCAACTAAATTTGATACTGACCGGTATTTGACGCTTCGTTTTGTGTGTTTCACACGTAAGCCCTTTTTTCCACCCTTGAGTGTTTTTATATTTCTAGGCTTTGACAATGCGTTAAGTTTCTCCTGTAATGCGTTTGTCATAGCCTTACTGGCTTTCCTAGATGCTTCCGCTTTTTCGACCTTTCGTTTTTCTGCATAGGGAGATAATATACCTCTATAGAATATAATACCCCGTACTACCGCCTTATTTGTATTATCCATAATTTGATTTGTTTGACTTTTTCTATGTTCGGAGCCATAACTATAATCTATATGCATTCTATCCTTGTGAGTGCGTTTAGTAAAACCGGACAAAGAGATATAGCCACTTTTCGCCTCTTCTTCTGAAATTGTACCACCTTTTCCAACACGAACAAGATGTTTGGCCAATGGTAAAAAAGCAGTTAGTATGGATATAAAATAAGGATTGCGATCATTAATAGGGACATTTTTTCCTTTTGCGAATTTTAAAGTTTCTTCACCCAATTCAATTATGTTTGGCAATTTAGAATCTTTGCTTTTTGATATAGCATCCACTAAGTCCATTGAGACATGTTTGATAGGATTCTTATGTAGTCCTTTTAATTTACCCACAATAGCCCCCATTAAACCAGAACTCCGTGCCGAAACGGGGGTACTTGTGTTCATTCCATGTGTTTGTATTGTTGGTGTTGTTGGTCTATTATTTGGTTTTCCATTATCCATTTATTAGTAGTTAATATTTTTTATCGTTTACGCCTTTTATTACAATTGTAGTCTTTTAATACGCGTCCCTCACCGGGAAATGCACTTATATGTGTAGGCATTGGTAACATAGAATTAAATTCTGACAAATCACTATTTAATCCACCCCCTTTATCAGGAAAAGAATCTATATAACTGGGCAATGGTAAGATAGAATTAAATTCAAACGAATTTTCAGTTATTTCCGCTACAATTTCAACTTCCAATTCAACACCTCTTATACAAATAGGCCCCTCCGTATTTGTATCAAGGATAGAAACATGAAGAATTTCTCCCCCAACATTTAGTGGAATTTCAATCCCTGAAATTAGGCACGAGTAATTTTCAAACGCATTTCGTAAAGCCTCAACCGGATCAGGAAGTTGTGTATAAGATGTATTCTGTGGTTTTATAATAATTTTTGTACCCATAGATGGAAATACCCTTTTAATATGAATATCTTCATCATTATTTGTACCAAGTAAATTACAAATCCATCCTGGAGCAAAGATTATATTTGTACCACTATAATGAGTTCCAATAATATGGCAAATCACACAACGATTATCAAAACTTATTTCTAGAGCAATAAATTCATCGGTGTCATCTGTCATAAATTTTTTAAACCCCTTTTGTGATATATATATACCATTGCTAGTTTCATTATGAGTAATTTGTTCTTCGGTTAGTTCTTCATTAAAATAAATAGGTCGTATGATTGATGTCATTTTAAGATTACCAATAACGCTATACCGTGTATCAATTTTATATATAATTATACCGGTCAGTATCAAATTTAGTTGCCCCACAAGGCAACTAAATTTGTACGATCTCTGCTATGAAAGTACCGAAGTTAGTTTCTCCCCCAAAAAGAGAGGAGCAATTAACTTCGGTACTTTATGGTAGGATGGTAGAAGAAGATACAAATGAAAGTACTAATATTGTTGTATATCCTGAAGAGCCTAAAAAAGAAGATACAAATGAAGTAGAAAGTATTATATCAGAACAATTGATAAAACAAGAACTTGATACATTAGTTGAACAAGATAATAAAATAATAAGAATCGTTAATTATAATGAAGAAGAACTCACGCGTTTGTTCCGTTCTTTATCAGGTCTTACTCCGGTACAAATTAGACTTATAGAAATACGTTATGTTAATTTAATTCGTCTTTATGAAAAACGGTTATTTACGGTCGATATGTTTTATCATGTAAGCCGTCTAATAGTATCTATAGGTGGTGTTGCCGTACCGGCTCTTCTTTCTATACAATCCCCGAGTGGTGTAAATTTGGTAGCTCTTTATTGGTTTACATGGTTAGTAAGTCTTGTTGTTACAGTATGTCACAATATTAGTACATTATTTAGATTTGATAAAAAATATTTTGGAATTCACTCTACTTTAGAGCGTTTAAAAACAGAAGGATTACAATATCTTGAATTAAGTGGCCATTATTCGGGTCATCACGGGCATGTATCCCCGACACATGCCAATCAATATGTATATTTTGTAAATTCTATAGAACGAATTCGCCAACGACAAGTTGAAGATGAATATAGTGCTGCAAGAGATACTGAAAAAATTACACCGATAACAAATCAACAAATGAAGATTGTAAATCAACACGAACAGGTTGTACCATCACCAATGGATCTTACATTGAATCGCGGTACTGAAAAAAATATTAGACCAAAATAGGGATGACAATAGCAGATAAACCGCTTTGTCAGTGTCCACTGGACAATAACGATATGCCATGTAAAAGTGTAGCTATAGAAGGCAAATTGTTTTGTTCAAAACATACACAATGTAAACCATCGCCAACAAATGGTTACGAGCCAAAATATATACCAGAAATATTAAATAAATCTAAAAAATATTTGGAAACGCACAATTGTATTAGTTATGCATTGCGGGGCAATAAAATTAATAAAGATTTAATAAAACAATGTTCGGATACAGTATGTGATGTTAGATTTGAACAACCAGGAGCGGCATCAAAAAAACGAAAGGCTATGCGTAAAGCAAGTCTAAGGACTTGTCCTGTTGTTCAAAAATTAACAAAATCGGATCTTGGAAATAATTTCATAAAAACAACATTTAGGAAAAAGTGTCCTAAACAAATGAGTAAAGTAGCACTTGTTGTTGATGAAGGTACAGATTATCATTGGTATAGACAAAATCCAGATGGAACATGGTCTCATAAAGATGGTTCTAATCCGGTAAAAAATTTTGACGCAAAACAACGCAAAATATTTAACCCAAAACAGGCATCGCGTGATTATGGCACGGATCTTAATTATGAAGATTTTTGTGGATTTTATTGTGTTTCAAGAGATAAGGAAATAAATCTTAAACAGGGTGGTAAACGCAAGAAAACGCACAAAATAAAACAACCGAATAAACTTATTAAACGGGTATCTATGCGAAACAAAAATAAAAATAAGAATAAAAATAAAAATAAAAATCTATACTGACCGCTACCATGAAAGTAGCCAAAGTTAAACACTCTTTTCTAAGAAGACGGTGTCTAATTACTCATACGCATGCTATAAAGTTCATTCAGTACCATATCAATTGTAAAGCGTTTTCGGGGATCCACATGCAACATCCCTTCAAATACTTTCATTTGTGAAAGATGGTGATTTTCATAGAAAGACGAATCCATAGTTTCCGGATCCGAAATAGCATTCATATAAAGGATAAATAACATCACCCCCATACTCCATATATCTGAGCATAAAGCATACGTTTTTAAAACTTGAAAGCCATCTACATCTGTTTGTATATCAACTGACTTAATAAAATCGCGCAGCGAATAATTGTAAAATATATTATCAATTGTTTGCAAGAACATTTTTTTATCAAATATATCATCTTCCAGTTTATAAATATCCATTTTTTCTTTCATACCAGCTATTACATTAATTTCTGGCGCAACATTGTTAGATGACGGATTATAAACTATATCTCTATAATCATCCATAGTCAAACAAGTCAATCCAAAATCCACAATTTGTACATTCCCAGAAATATCAACGCGAATATTATCGGCGTTAAAGTTACCATAATTTTTAGAACGCACATGAAAATGTCGCAAACCTTCTGCAATTTGTATTTGTATATTAATAAAATTTTCCATAAACCATGTGTGTTTTTTTGCCATTTCGCTCATTCGTTCTTCTTTTTTAAGATTTGTGCGTAGTTTTTTCTCTGATAAAATACAACTTGTATAATTGTTTATATCATTATTTTTATTACAATGAGATATAAAATATTGATTATAATTATCTATTGTAAATCCACTATTTGTATGTCTTCCAGATTTTTCAGTCTTTGACCGCCTTCTGAGTATCATGAGAAACTATATCTATAAACAATATATACACGTAAAAAGCAGATAAACCGCGCTTCAAGGTATGATGCGCAAAATCAATAAATTTCAAATCATCTAAAATTATAGGGGGACAATGAATAATATAATTATAGGAATTGTCTGTGTTACATTATTATGTATAGTTTTATATGAAATGTTTAAAGATAGTAAATATAGTTTAGAAGGATTTGAATCAAATTCAAATAGTTATCTTGATAAATATTATCCTAAGCGCTCAGATATAGTACCGGGAAAAATCAAAGATGAGTCGCCATGGGTAAGAGATTTGAGATATAAAGATGAATATGTAGATATACAAAAATTGGGACATAAATCGGATTTATGTCGTGTAGTTGTAAAACCGGGCAACCCCGGCTCGGCAATGTTAGCATGTGGTTTAGCTGGAACAGATGGAACATCGTCACTTTCGTATAGAAGTAAAACAAAAGCGGAAGGATTAAAATTAGGTCGCGACGATTATTATAAAGATGTAAATACAGATTTGCGCGACGATTATTGTCGTATAATTAAAGTCAAGGACGCGCCCACTGATTCATGGGAAAGTTGGTGTATTGTTGCAGGTTTGGATAGTTTTAAACCACAAGAGATACATGATGTTAGTCCACCCGAACCAATAAGAGATTTGTTATGGTTTTATGATGGTATTATGGTTTGGTATAGATTCAAGGACGATTTATTGGATTATGGAGAAAATACACATTTGGCTTTAGCGGGCGATATTAAAATTGACGAAGACCCACGAAAACCGAAAACAGATGGCATTAGAATAAATCAGGTACGAAAAAATCAAATGGACGACCCACCATCTGCAGATCAGTTTATTAGAATAGGTGAAAATAGCGATTTAGAGTTGGAAGAAAAACTAGAATTAAGGCAACTCCGTTCGTTTTCTTTTTGGGTTCGTTTTGATATGTTTACAAATAATGCGCGAATATTTGATTTTGGCAATGGTGCAGGGCATGACAATATTTTTATTGGTATTGAAGGAAAAGGCAATACAACAGCCCCTCTAAACGCAGCAAAAAACGCAGGAAAACCGGCAAATGTGGTTTGTACTAGGACTGCGCCAAAAGAGATGCTCCCTCAAGATTTTTTAAATGAAGTTTGGAGTTGTGCAGGTCCTCAGCCAATTGATAAAGATACAGAGGATCTAATAGAAGATGATGGTGTTCCAAGTGTTAAAAGAGCAAATCTTTTATTTGAAATATGGGATAAAGAACAAAGAAAAATGCGAATCAAAATAATTGACGCTATTCAAGAACGAAAATGGCATCATATAACTTTTACGACACGGGATCTGTCTTTTACTCCAACATGGGAGATATATATTGATGGTATTCGTATTTTTACACATCAAAATGGGCATTTAGCACAAACAAACTATGTAACAAAGAATTATATAGGGCGTTCCAATTGGGAAAACGCGCAAGGGCAAGGTGAATATAAAGATGAGCGTTTTAGGGGTTCATTATTTGACTTTCGTATGTATAGGATTCCTATGCCAGAATCAAAGATACACAGAACAATAGAATGGGGGAAAACTTTACTCAATTTAGATTCGCCGGACTTTTAGTCTACCGGTCAGTATGAAATTTAGTTAGCTTTAAAGGTCCTAACCATGAAGTAGCAAAAGTTAATTGCTCCCCCAAAAAGAGGGAAGCAATTAACTTTTGCTACTTTCATAGGAGATGTCGTACAAAATTAGTTGCCTACACGGCAACTAATTTTGAAACCGACCGGTACTGCCATGTGTAAAGAGATGGATCTAACACGAACAACCGGGTGTTACATATATAGTTGTACCAGGCATTTCACAACTAGAACAAGTTTCTGAAGCAATAGCATAGCCCTTTTTCTTCAATGTTGTTATACTAGACATACGATTTACTTTATCGTACCAAGACACTGTTCCGCGCCCAGCTTTTGCTCCCATTGCTTCGGTCTTAAAACCACAATCTGTTGCGTGTCCCCCAGGATGAACAGATGGAACAGGTACATTTGATTGACATTTATCACTTGCGGATGTCCATAATGTGCGTAAATAGGAATCTTGGCCCAGTTTATTTGGCGCACTATTTGAAAGTGCGCAACCCCCATTTTTAGCGCGCAGTCTTAAATATTCACTGTGGCTAAGAGGTTCCGAACGGCATAGAGTCGGCTTACAGTATAATTCAAAACGTTTTGGATTAGTATTTGGCTCAGGCGGACACCATTTAGGTATATAAGGTTGAATATATTGATTAGATGACGGCTTATATCTATTACGACAAATAGGCATTCTATAAAGACATTATAAAATTTTTGAAGGGATTGCACCGGTACTTCATGGTATTTGGACGATTAAAATTGACACGGGTGTAAAAATAGTATATAAATACAAATGAATATATATTTTACAATGGACGATAATTTGACAATAAATAACGAATTTGATGGAGACAATGGTTCGGAGAGATCTGATATGGAATTTTCTATATTTGAAATTTTAGAAGATGATATTACTGTTGATATGACAGATGATATTATCTTTGATATGTCGGATGACATATCCGATAATATATCCGATAATATATCCGATAATATATCCGATAATATATCCGATGATAAAATGAACGATATAATAAACACAATTATGAACCAAATACAAAATATTAACATTAAGTCCGTGGGATGTGAAACATTCAAAGATTGTTGTCCCTCTCACGATATAAATAATGAACACGATTATAGCCAATATGAATAAGAGTCAGACTATAGACATAAAGCAAAAACGCATATATTAAAGTAAATATATGCTCACAATAGCATACGTCGCAAAGTATCAGGTAAATGCGCGATTTGCCGAATGTCTAATGGTAGCAATTTCGGAACTGGCGGATTTAGCACCGGTTATAAAATCTGTAATAGGGAAATCAAATATTGCTCACGCCCGTTCAATATTGATGACCGAATGGTATGATTCGGCAAAACCAGCAGACATTTTTTTCTTTATAGATAGCGACCATACATTCACATCAAATGATATACGAAGTGTAATAAATCTAAGAAGCGATCTAAAAGCCGGCCTATATGCAAATCGTAATCAACAACCTACATCTGTTATATTATGTCAGGTTGATACAAAAGAAGTAGATTTAGCATACGCAGCAACAGGTTTTTTGTGTTGTACGTACGAAGCAACTCAGAAAATCCACACCTATATGAAAACAGTTGAAAAACTAGATCGTGTAACAATTTCAGATGGAGTTCCAAGAGAAGAAAACTGTATTCCTTTTTTTCATCCTGTAATTGAAAACAAAGGCCAAAAAACCTATTGGTTGGGTGAAGATTTTTCGTTTTCGTTACGTGCAAAAAAGGCGGATTTAAGTATAAAAGGTATATATCTCCAAACTCTTGGTCACGAAATACCAATACTTCTTTATACAAAACCACAAATAAAAACTTGGCCCAAAAAATCAATAGTATATTATTGCGGAGAATCCAGGGTACCATTTGGACCCGACGACGATGATTTGGGTGGTTCAGAACAGGCAATAGTATATTTATCAGCGGAGTTTGCCACGAAGGGGTACGAAGTCACTGTATTTGGAAATATACGACAGAATAAACAGGGTCAACATCATAATTCTGTATTATATAAATCTTATAATGAATTCAATCCAAATGATTCATTTGATACGATTATTTTATGGCGAAGATATGGTTTAGATATTTTACCTAAAATAAATAATGCCGCCCGTATTTTTGTAGATCTTCATGATCCAACATCCTCATCCTCTCTTCCTGAAAATCTAATACAAACAAAAGTACAATCTATATTTGTAAAATCAAATTATCACCGTAGCCTATATCCCCAATTTCCCGATTCTAAATTTATTATTGTAGCAAATGGTTTGAAAACGACCCCTGTTTCATCGTTGTCCGTCACAAATCCGAAGCGCGAAAGAACCCGCTTTTGTTACACATCTTCATACGATAGAGGCCTTGTAAATATACTCAAATTTTTATGGCCAAAAATGAAAGAAGCAATTCCCGACGCCACCTTACATATTCATTACGGAAAAACACTTTTACAAAGCGAAATTATAGAAGAACTGGTACAACTTTTCAAACAGCCAGGAGTCTTTGAACACGGGCGCAGTAATTATACAACAATTCATAAAGAACACCAAACATGTTTGGCAAAATTATATATAACAGATACTCCTTTAGAAATAGACTGTTTATCTGTACGTGAAGCGGCAAAAGAGGGATGTATTCCAATTATGACAACAAATGCAGTATTTCCAGAAAGGGCGGGTATTCATATAGATGGTGATTTTAAATCTGCCCAAATATGGAAAGGTGCCTTAGATATTATAATTAAATTATATAATTTACCGGATTCAGACTTAGATAACTACCGTCGCGCATTATATGATGCAACATTAAAACAAACATGGGCGGAAACAGCAGAAATCTGGTTAAATAAAATTAATTTATAATAAATTTGTACGATCTCTATTTTGGCACCAAAGTTTTAGACAGTAAAAAGAACTTAAGAGAACTTTTCTTTTTAAATTATAAAGGAACAAATTATAACAAACAAAACCTATTTGTTATAATATGGTCCTATAGTATAGTGGTAAGTACACCAGACTTTGAATCTGGTAAGCCGAGTTCGATCCTCGGTAGGACCTACTTTTTTATTTGCACATAAATTTTTCAAATAAGAAAGAAACGTTCATACCGGTCAGTATCAAATTAGTCGCGATTTTTCCGCGTTTTTCTTAAAAAACCCTCACCGCCCCCTGTAGCAGTTGTCATCACGGGTAATATATCGTCCCCAACTTTAGGGTCTGTTGCGTTTGCTACCGCTTCCATCATTCGAGGTGTATTTGGTAAATAATTAATCTTCACACCATCTTCATTTAAATCAAAACACGCAATCTTAGTTTTAGCAGGATTTTTCATTCCTGGTATGCGAAAAACACCAACGTAATTTATATCAAGATATGTGGCATGAGCAAACGCAAGAACAGTTGAAGGCACGTCGTGGCCAAGAGCAACAGATACAAAATTAGGCATATGTGTTAAATTCTGTTTAATATATTCCTGTTTAGCATCAGATTTAAAAAAGAACCCCCCATATTTTGATTTTTTATTTGTATGTCTTTTTCCACCGCGTTGTTTATTGGGCGATGACATATTAAATGGCCATGTTTGTTCGTCTTTTCCACGCGTATTTGATTTAATACCATAAAATTCGCGTATTTTATTCATACTATAAGGGCGACCACCCGATTCAGGTTTATAGTCCATTACCAATGGTTTATATCCTGGGTGTTCATAGCCCAAGGGTATACAAGGAATAAAATCATTTCGCCCAGTTTCAAATGTACAAGAGCGCGACGATAGACCTTGTGTTACAACACGATCAAGTGTTATAAGCCCTGTATCCAAATGACGATTGTAAATATTGCGGGCAGAATTATTTAACACACACGGGGCCCCAAATGTTATAAGATGTAATGAAATATCCTTCATAAATGCCCATTTTTTTAATAGTATCCCTTCGGCCAAAAGAAAAGAAAATATTGTAGCAAATGCGCCCCCCAATGACTGCCCCGTTAAGAAAAGACGAATTGGATCATTAGATTTAGACAAAGTTTGAGTGTTTTTAGAGATTTTTATATGTTCTTCTAGTTTTTGCATTATCAGACCCCACGCGTTAATAATAGGTTTTATAAATGATTTGGGAACTCCAGCCCCCATTTCCATGTGTATACCAACACGTTGTGCGTATATAGATATATCAGTAGAGGGGCCAATAGATTTTATATCCTGTATCATGTTTTTGAAACTGTTTGTACCTTTAAAAGTAAGAATAATATCATATGGTTTGATAATACTATTTACATTTTCTTTTATCTTTGATGCTTGTATAAATACACATGTCATATCATCCACGGTTGATATATATGTTCCAAATTTTTGTGGTTTAGACGAAACAGATGGTTTTAATGAATATGATTCCATAGGTCGTAAGTCGGTAGCCCCATCACCTGCTTGAGAATGAATTCTCATTGTTTTTTCATTTTTATATTTATTATCATAGTGTGTAATAGTTTTTTCCATAACATTGTTTGAATAACCAAGTGCCTCCAATGAGTACCACAAAATACCCGTATCACAATACGCAAGACGTGCAAATTGCGCCATTAAATATAAAATGTATTCGTATCTTTTAAATTTTTCAGCGCCTACATTTACACCATTTCTATTAACTTTTCTGGATATGCCAAAACACACAGGCCGTATTGTCGTATCAAAAATAGTACTATTGTTCATCTAATATTATACAATTAATTAAATTGCCGGCCAATAATTCATGGTATCCACCCGATTAAAATCGGCACGGGTGTAAATGTTCAAGGGTCTAAATCATTTTCGAAAACCGTTCTACATCCATAACTGGTATTCCTGCCACCGCCGCTTTTTTCGTTTTCTCATTTATTACAGAACTGTCCTTAACAACTAGAATTGTGACCTTTTTAGTCCAAGAGTCGGCAATAGTTCCCCCATGTTTGACAACATCCGCTTCTAAGTCTTTTGGATGAAATCCGGTAAATAAAATAACTTGTCCAGTTAATTTGCCATTTACTACAGGTTTTGGCAAATCATCTGAATGTTTGGCTTTGAAATCCCATCCTATGGATGACATAAATTTACGAAATGTTGGTAGATTTGCAACAAATCCTTCTGCAGATTCTTTAGACCAACCGGGAATTTTAGTAATACGTTCTGTAAGGTCTTTTGGAGACACTAAAGTGGGAGGAACAACTCCAAACGCCAAATCTGTGCGTTTTGTGCCTATACCGCGCCCAAATATACCTGAACCCACCGCCCATTGTACAACCGTTGCTTTTTTAACAGCTTTATGTATCTCCTCTACCAATTTACCGGCCGATACTTTACCAAATCCACCTCCCTCAATAAGTTGCTTTTCGGTAAGTTTAATAAAATCCGGTATAGTATGAATTCCCATATCGTGAATTTTAGTAATGTTTCCCTCTCCACAAAACCCTATTTCCAGGGTTTGAGCAAAATAAAGCAACGCCCGTTTTTGTACATCGGGATTTTCATCTATATCGTCAAGTACAGCATCTATATGAGTATCGTTCCAATGCCATTTTTGTGTCGGCATGGAAGGGCCACCAGGAGCGATTGATTTCACTTCTTTAATATATGGGATAACATCACCGGAACGTATAATATCAATAAACGCACCGGGTCCTATACCATGTTCGTGAATAAATGCTGCATTAAAACCAGTGGCATACTGAATTATAACACCACCAATATTTACCGGTTCAAAATTGACGGTTGGCTTCAAATAACCGTCTTTGGATGCCTCCCAATTCACCTGTAAAACTTCCGTTGTGGCCTGTTGTTCAGCAAAAGACATTTTGAAAGCGAACGCATATTCAGGATTACCCCCTTTTGTACGTGGATAAATCGCGTCGTGTGCTACAATAATTCCATCAATTTCATATTTACTAGTATGTTTTCGTTTTGTTAATAATTCACTTAACGATTCAATATTAATATTATCAACAAGTTCCCATCGGGCTACATTAAATGTAGATTTAGAATCAAGTAGTTTGAATTGTTTAGAGGGTGCCAATGTTTCTGGAACAATAACCTCATAAGCAACAAAATCAATTAATGACATCAACTCTTTACGTTCTTTGGTAAGAGTCTTTTGATTGGCTAAACCGGATACCATTTGTCTAGCACCACGCTTTCCTTCTGCCACTTTTCCATAATTTTCCTTTGAAACAATAAGTTCGCCCCGGACAGCATATGTTTCTAAAGAGGGCATATCACCTATTTTGATAAATGGTATCATATGTGAAATATTTTGACCAACGGCACCATTTCCTCTTGTATACAAGGCTATTTTCCCCTCTTTTTTAACAATTAGACCAGAAATGCCATCAAGTTTATCGCTTATACAATATTTACCTTTGTATTTAGTTAACCAACTTATTAAGTTATTCTTATCTGGCTTTATTTTATCCATTGAACCAAGAAAGAAAGGTAAATCCACTTTTTCTTTGGTGACTTCGGCTCCAACATTTGTTAATAATTCAGAATCGCCAAATTTACGTGCCAGTAAATCCCGTAAGCGATCGTAGTTCTCATCACTTATTAAAGATCTACCATTGTTATAATATTCATCTGATAAATATCGCATTACCCCTTCCATTTGTTTTTTTGTTAATGAGTTCATTGTTGTAAAGAAATCAGTTTGAAGATTTACTACAATTTTTTTGATCGTAGCGCTCATTTTCTAATTATGTTTTATGATTTTTCTTTATATCAATTTTTATATATACCGGTCGGTATGAAATTTAGTTGCCTTTAAGGGCAACTAAATTTGTACAACCTCTGCTATGAAAGTAGCGAAAGTTAATTGCTCTCCCAAAAAGAGGGGAGCAATTAACTTCGGTAGTTCATGGTATTTGACTAAGAGATGTCGTAAAAAGTTTAGCGCACCCAAAATGCTCTAACCCGTATAAAATAAATCCCAAGATATTATAGATATGTCAAAAGATACAGAAAAAGAAATAGAAGAAGCAAAAAAAAGAAGTAATTTCATTATATCACATATTGGTATTATTCGGGTTTTTGCGCTATGGGGTATTTTAGATTCATTGGTATTCATATTTACTAAGAATGACCGTTTGAAATCTATGTTATTCTATTGCCTAATTTTTATAGTAATTAGTATGTATGGTATGACAAGTCCGCAATTATTGGACTTTATATAATAAAATTTTGATAATGACCGGTACCATGAAGTACCGAAGTTAATTGCTCCCCAAAAAGAGGGAGAGCAATTAACTTCGGTACTTCATGGTACCGGTCGTACAAATTTAGTCGCCTTGTAGGTCAACTAAATTTAATACCGACCTGTATTAAAATTTATTCACCTACCTGACAGTATACAATGAATTAACTTCTGCTACTTTCATAGCAGATGTCCTACAAAATTAGTTGTCCTTTAAGGGTAACTAATTTTGATAATGACCAGTATCCGATTATTCTTCATCCGAATTAGTCAGTCGTTTCGCCTTTTTTGTTTTATTGGGTGTTTCTATTCTAAAAATAGTTTTTCCGGCTTCTGTCTTGATTGTTTTGAGGGCTTGAATTTCAGTAATTTCGTTAATTTCAGGTAAATATGTTATTTGTGATTTTGAATTAAGAGAACGATTATCTAGTGCTTCAATCAAAAATTTAAGCATTTCATCCCGTTCGGCGACAGTTAAATCGGTCTTTTTTTCAGTAAATGCTCTTAAAAGTTTAATACGAATACCACGGTCTATTCTTAACCATGGTCGTTGTTTAGAAATTTTAAGTTCGGCATTATGTAATGCCGATAACATAGATTCAGTACTAATCTCCTTTTTAGAAATATCAGTATGTTGTATATTTCCAATAATCGCAGGTATTTCGGATTGATTCAATACGGGAGAAGTATCAATAGAAAGGGGTGTAGTTTTTTTTGTTATTTTTTTTTGAGTTCGCGATCGTAACATCTTCTATATATAATACGTATGTGTGGTTTAGGTGGAAACATATACCATGAAGTACAAGTCTAAATTTTGTAAGTATTATCTTTATTAATACTTAATAGATAAAAGCAATGGTAGAGAATATCCCGGAAATGGATATGACAAATGTAGAGAAGGAAGATATTTTAGATGTAATACTTGATATTAGACATACCGATATTAATAAAACATTCGGAATTGAACAAATAGAAAGTTCTTTTGAAATAGACGATAAAACCATAGATTTATACAGGGTCTATGAACAAATGCCACAAATACAAGGGCATGTAATGACTATATTGTCACCATATCTATTGATGATCATCATATATAAATATATTAATAGTGGGAAGTTATCCATTAACGATAAAGCAAGATTTGAACGAGCATTTGCTAAATTGAAAATGAATTTTGGAACAGATATATATGAATATACATACGGTCGTGTTAAATTTCAGGGTTTGACACCAAATATTAAAAGATGGGCAAAGGCAAAAATAGAAGGAAAGCCCCAAACTACAAAGGCATATGAATTAGTGAGTCCGGTTATGAGTAAGGGAGGCGCTAAAAGACCCGTGAGCAAATTAGGAGCCAATTCATGGCGTGCAGTCACTAGTTCTCTTCAGGATTTTGCACAAGAAGAACGAATATTTGAGAGTACAGGGGAAGACAAAAATTTTCAACGTCAACTTTTTAATAAAGTAGAAGCCCTTATTATTAATTACGACAGTATTGGGGATCGTCGTACATTACATAAAAAAATTCGTTTGTTGTCACAAATAATTAAAAATATAAAATTAATAAACGAAACAACAAGTAATGTAGACGAGTTATCTGAACGAAATTCGCAAAAAGTAAATGGATATTGGTCCGAATGTGTTTTTTCAATTACCGAATTAAAAAATGTTGATGTGAATTTGATAAAAGACAGTGATAATAAAGTACCATTAGATGAGGAGGGTAAAGAACAAGATATGGCTAATATTGATATGACATCAAACGAAACCGTTGAATTATTAAATATTATAACAAAAAATGCAATGGATGAATTAAAAAAACAAGACACTTGGCCTAAATTTTTAAGTTTGAATGAAAAAATTAGAGATGATATGATAGAATTATGGAGTATGATAAAAGGGGCAGAACGATTATGGCAAATTTATATTAAATATCTGGAAGAAACAATTACAGGAAATTTTGGGAGGCAAGTAGCCTCTAAAAAATGCTATTATAATAATTGTTTTAATGAAATGATTTTTCCAAAATGGAATTCGGATAGTGATAAATATTATGACTATTATACTAAAATTACAAAAATAATGAAACGGTATAAAACTATAAAACGCGCAAATTTTATTAGTGGTGTAAGAACTAATTTTGCTCAGGCCGCCCCTGCGTCATCAATGACATGTGCGGCATTGCCCTTATTGGCCGGTGGGGCAGGGGGTGGAGCGTTAGCATATACAGCATTATATGGAGCGGCATGTTTAGCAGGTTCAGCGGTATGCCCCGTTTTTCCAGCTATGTGGGTTGCATCTGCAGTAGGTGTTGGAATTTTGGGTGGAATAAAAGCAGGGGCAGTAGCAAGTCCATCTGCAGTACCTCTTATGTTAAAAATTAAGCGTGGAGAAGATTTAACAGATGTAGATGTTACAAATTTAAGTACAAACGCATTAACTGCGTTGGGGGATCTTGGAGAGGCGTTTTTTACACCAGATATACATATAGAACATGCTTCTATTCAACTTGATGTTGGCATTGATATGGCAATGGAGGAGTTTAGACAAAACGTTGAAGATATTAGAAATAATCCTGAATGGTTAAGAACTAAGGGACAAGCAAATTTAGGGATTAGCGAAGACGTTTTTAAATATTGTAGGGCAGAAGAGACAACGATATTAGGACAGGCAACAAAGGCAGTGTTAAGTACACTCCAACTTAAAAATTCAGAAAAAGAAAAACTAAAGTGTATAAACGAATCTATTAAAAACTATGCAATGAGGAAATTAAATTTATCTATTACAAAAATGTACGATGATGCTAGAAAAACTTTAAGAGAAAAATTAAGCGAAAAATCTAAGAAATTTGGACAATCAGCAATACCTTCTCAAGTAGATATACAAAAATTTCAAAAGTTATATGAAAAAAAGAAGGCAGAAAAATTAAGAGAGGCAATGGCAGAGGCCTTACCTGAAGAATCGGAATCAACTAAACCAGAAAAACTTAATGAACAGACTCTTGCTCAAGCACAAGAAAAAGTAAATACAGCAAAAAGTAAGGTAGAAGAACTCAAGAAAACAGGAAATAAACAAGAATTAGATATAGCACAAGGAGAACAGGCTACTGCAGAATTAGATTTACAAGCAAAGCAAACCCATGGTATATTTGCAAAACCTATAGCACCGTTTCCATCATCGTATGGAAAACCCGTTCAAGAACAATATAATAAATTAAGCCCTGAACAAAAAGAACAACAAAAAGAACAACAAAAAGAACAACAAAAAGAACAACAAAAAGAACAACAAAAAGAACAACAAACAAAACTACAAGAAGAAAAGGATGAGAAACAAAGAAAAACCGAACTTATAAATGAAATTATAGACAAAGTTTTTAATATAGCCCAAGTTATAAAAGGAGAAAGAAAAGTTAAAACAACCGCCGCCACTCAAGAAGCCTTACGATTACTGACAAAAGATAACACATATAGTATATTAGATGATAAGGATAAAGTATATTTACTCGAAAAACTAAAAATTAGTGCTATTAAAGATCCCCGTTTAGCACCTAAAATAATTCAAGGTGGCACAAGGAAATTGAACAATAAAGTTGGTGGTTCAAAATCATTAAGAAAGGGAATACACACTTTAAAAAATTATAAAAAACAAGAGGAAACGTATGATAAAGAGCAGGAGGAAGAGGAAAGTGATGATGAAGAGCAGGAGGAAGAGCAAATAACCCCATTAGAAGGATTAGGACACTTTTTAATGGCTGCACAAAATATGGCACATAGATTAACGAAGGAGGAAAATGAACGAATGAAAGAAATAAAAGGAAAAGGGTCTACTATTGTAAGACAAACGCATATTGAAATTATAAAAAGTAGACAGGTTGAAAATGACATGTATGTAAATAAAGCAATCGCTCAGATGGCACTGGCAGGAAATATTGTGGGGACAGGTGTCGGATTGATTACAGGAACTTTAGCTGCGACAGGTGTTAAAGGTGTAGTTAATACAGTAGAAACTGTCGCTAGTTTAATAGGTGTAATGGGTGCTTCAGATTTAGAGAAAAAAATATTATTTGGTGCAAAAATGGGAGGATTTGGAGGACAAACAATCGCGGCCTGGAAAAACGCTGGCGTTGTTTCATTGGCAAAAGAGAAACTTATTGAGTTGGAAAATGCTCCTGATTCTGAAGAAAAAACAACGCAACAAGAAGAACTTACATCTATAATTGAGCATTATGGTGGATTGGAAGCAGAAGCCAATGCCTCTGCTTCTGCATTATTTAAGACAATAACCGGATCGGTATTGCCCTCCTCAAGTTCTGGAACTGGGTCTGTACCTCTTAAACAAAAACCTAGTATGAGAGAAACGACAATGAAAGGAAAACCTGCGGAACAGAATAAAGAAGTGCGGCAAGAAGTACAGGAAAAACCAGTTAACGCAGAGATAAAAACATCAACAAATAGAAGGAGAAGCACCCGAATCCAAAAAAATCCAGAAGCATTACCAGAAACCAAACACCAACTTTCTGAACTTAATGAGCGACTAAAAACCTTACAACACATGTATAATGAAGCAGACGAAGAACACATTATGAATAAAATACAATATGAGCAAGACAGAATCAGAACTAAAATTAAAGAATTAGAAAAGCATAATGCCATTTTTACAAGTGAGAAAAAAGGTGGAAAACGCTTAACTAGAAAACTAAAAAAAGAAATGAAAAAATCTAAAAAGAATATGTTTTAACAAAGGAAATACCGGTCAATTTCAAATTTATTTACCTTAAAGGCAACTAAATTTGAACGACCTCTGCTATGAAAGTAGCGGTAATTAGAGGAGTATTGTTACCAGTATCGCCACCCCCACCACCGCCGCCAAATCCCTGGCGCCCCATTACCATTTTTATCCCCTTGTTCTACACTAGCCACGTTACCATTTTTATCCCCTTGTTCTACACTAGCCACGTTACCATTTTTATCCCCTTGTTCTATAGTCCCATTCTCTTTAAAACCTCCCCTGCATGTAGGACATGTTCCACCATTGTCATACCATTGAAGGAAGCAAGTCATACACATTGAGTGACCACACGGACTCTTCGTAAACCCCTTTTTCTGCCCCAAGCATTCTGCCTCAGAATCTAAGCACATGACACAGGTTAATTCACTTGACATATTAGTTATAAGGTTTCTTTGACCGAACAATATGTTTTTGAAATACAATTTATTATAAATTGTATTTCAATTTTTAATTTGTAAAAAAAATATGTTTTTACAAATTAAAAATAGTTTGTACAATATCTATAATTAAAATAAATTTGGCAATAATTAACTATCGCAATGATAGCATTAGTCGATATAAACTATTTTCAACAGGTTTTGACAGATCAAATCGTAAATATCCAGGTCTGAGTGGCCGACTTTGTCGAGGTAATGTAGTGGTAATTATAGGGGTATTTCTACTGTCACGATCACTACTGTCACGATCACTACTGTCACGATCACTACTGTCACGAACACTACTGTCACCATTTTCAATACTTTGTTGTACCGAACCTGTCTCCTTAAAACTCCCCCTGCATGTAGGGCAGGAACCACCACTATCATACCATTGTAGAAAGCACGTCATACACATAGAGTGGCCACACGGACTCTTCGTAAATCCCTTTTTCTGCCTCAAGCACTCTACCTCAGAATCTAAGCACACTGCGCATATTAAATCACTTGACATATTAGTTTTAAGGTTTATTTGACCAAACATCTGTCCTTGAAATTCATTTTATAATAAAATAGATTTCAATTTTTCGGATTGTAAAAATCCAAACAGCGATTATAAAAAAATGAAACAACATACAAATAAAATAAGAAAAACAAATAACAAACAGAAATGCAAACACAAACAAAGAATATAGTTTGGAACAAGGACGCTTTATCTGTAGAAGGTTTAACTATTTCATTAGGTGGAAAACAATTAATAAATAACAGTGAATTAACAATAACCTATGGAGACAGAATAGGCTTACTTGGTCGCAACGGATGCGGAAAGACAACATTATTTAATTTTATTTCAACACAATCTAAACAAAAAAACAAAATAGTTCCCTGGTCTATTTACGAAGTAGTTCAAGAATTACCATCAACAGAACAATCAATAACGGCAGTAGTTCTTTCGTCCCATTTAGAAAGAGGCATTTTATGGAACCGAAGAAATGAACTGGAACTGATAGACGATATGTCCGACATAGAATTAGCAGAATACAACTCTGTTTGCGAACGGTTAGAAGGAATGAACGCAGAAGCCGATATACCCAAAGCGAAAATTATTCTAAGAGGACTTGGATTCGCAAAAGATGAATTAGAATCCCCATTAAATAGTTTCTCAGGTGGATGGAGAGCGCGTGTTGCCTTGGCATGTGGACTTTTCATGGAACCAGATCTGTTAATGCTTGATGAACCGACAAATCATCTTGATCTCAACGCAGTTATCTGGTTAGCAAACTTTTGCAAATCTTGGAAAAAGACTCTAGTAGTTATTACTCATAATAGTTATTTTGCTCACAATGTGTGTAACTCAATAATCCATATAAATAACAAAAAAATTGGCACGTATAAATGTACATATAACAAATTTCTGAAAATGCGTACACAAATAGAGGAGAAGGAATTAAAAGATTGGGAAAAATTAGAGAAGGAAATAGCAAAATTAAAAGCCACAGGAAACATAAAGAATAAGAAAGCAGCAGAAGAACTCTTAGAAAAAAAGGCAAAAGAAGGTGTAACAAGACCACCGAAATCATATAAACCAAAATTCATGTTTGAAAATAGCAACGAATATAAGGAAGGCACGGCTTTACTGAACTTGACCGAAGCCTCTTTCAGTTACGGCGATAAATTAATTCTTAAAAACGTAAATTATGCCTTGTATCCGTTGTCACGCTCAGTACTAGTAGGTGAAAATGGAGCAGGAAAATCCACATTATTAAAACTATTGATTGGTTCCATAGAACCAAATCAAGGTACATGTATGCGTAAAGCGGGTTTAACAGTCAAATATTTTAACCAACATTTCTACCACGATTTGCCCCCAACTTTAAATCCCATAGAATATGTAAGTTCGCAATCAAAAAAATCCCAGATAGACATAGTCAGAAAACTATTGGGGGCCAGTGGTTTAGAAGGGGAAGCACACACACGTCAAATAGACACCTTATCTGGAGGTCAAAAAGCACGCGTATATTTTGCAGGTTTAGTAATATCACAACCAGACATATTATTGCTTGACGAACCTACAAATCATTTGGACATGGAAACAACAGAAGGATTGCTAAACGGTCTTAAAGACTTTCCAGGAGCAGTAGTAATTGTATCACACGATTTAGATTTTCTAGAGGAATTAGGTACAGAAGTATGGATTGTAGAACGACAACAAGTTTTGCGTCTTGGAGAAGGTATTGACGGTCTAGGTGTTTATGTAGATAAAGTTATGAAAACTACCAGTCAGTATCAAATCTAGTTACCTTTAAAGGCAACTAGATTTGAACGACCTCTGCTATGAAAGTAGTGTATGTTAATTGCTTCCCTCTTTTTGGGGAGCAATTAACTTCGGTACTTCATGGTACATAATTTAATATATGTATATATTAAATGCGTATATCTATAGTTAGCCAAAATTTGGCCGAAGCAACAGATGTAAATTTTGATTTATCCCATTTTTTAGAAAACAATATATCTGGTAACCCCGATATATATGTGGAAATGTCACAAGAAGATGGGCGACTTGTAAATAATGAATCTCTAGTAGATGGTTCTATTTTGGAAGAAAATAATTTTAAACTGTTAATTAAAGACTCAATAAATGGAAAAAGAACTAAACAAAATATTATAACAAGTATATTTATTAAAAACCATCTTAATGCTAAAGTATTAGCAAAAGGGCATATTGCCGTTCCACCACAACCAGATATTTGGGGAAAATTAAAATACACCGGCTCATTTATAAGTTCGTTTTTACCTAATAAATTAGGTTATACAAAAGGTTTATTATATATAAAAATAAATATTAAAAATCAAAATATTTTATTTTTGAACATGCATCTACCTGTAATAACTAAATCAAAAAACGGTCATCCAGATGATATTACATTGGGTTTTGACTACAGAAAAAATGTGTTTGAGAAATTATTAATAAAAATGATGAAATTAAAACTAATAGATTCTACAACAACGGTTTTAATTGGTGGCGATTTAAATTTTAGACAAGATAAAAATGGAATAGATCAATTAAATGTTCTTTTGAGAGAAAAAAACGGATACAAAACAACATTAACCAGAAAATTAAAAGAACTCTCTTTTCCAAAAGACTCGCACAAACGTATCACATGTAAATTTAGAAACCCAAATAAGGCATGTAGAACAAGAAATATGCCTACGGGCGCTTTATTAGCGAATTATATTAGTAAGGTTCAAAAAGATTGTGGCGATAAACATAGGATTCCAAGTAGATGTGATAGAATACTTATAATGTCGCCTAATTCAATAAATGTTAATTATTATCGATCTAAATTTCTTCAGCAAAATTCGGATCATAATGCTGTTTTGGCATCTATTGATATAACTCCCAAATATTAGTGTTATTGTTGTGATCTAATAGTCGGTACCATGAACTAAGGTACCGAAGTTAATTGCTCCCCCCAAAAAAGAGGGGGGCAAATAACTTTCGCTACTTTCATAGCATAGGTACTACAAAATTAGTTACATTTAAGGGTTTCAGGGTACAAGACGCGGTACACCTCAGTTACAATTTACACAATGTCTTTTTAAAGCAAAAGGATAGGAAATATTTTCATCTGTATCCATTTCATATGTTTTTTGTAATTTTTTCAAAATATTAAGGGTTTGTAATAATGTGTCATCGTCATGTAAATCTATTAAAGGAGATATTTTAAATTGTAGTATCTGTATAGAATTGCGCCGATTGCTTGGATTCTGAGTATTTGATTTCAGATCATCTACAAGAATAGTATTTCGTTTTGTAAAATGAAAATCCGGTAAAGCCCACAAATATTCAAGATCTTTATCATAACCCTGTATAGTAAATGCTTCTTCACAATGTTCGCGTGAAAATAAATGTTTAAAAGTATGCCCAGTTTTTTTGCGTATTTCATCTAATATATTAATAGCATACGGTCTTGTACCCCGTGTCCATATATACACGTCATTTGTTATAGAAAACAACCCATCAAGAAAGGCTTTCAGATGAGGTCTAAACACGCATATCCCATCAAGAACATATGCATGTTCATAATCTTTTTTTTCTTTTAATGATAAACCATCCCAGACACTATTATCAATAAAACATATAAGAGTCTCATCCATATCCAAAACAATATGTAAAGGCTTTTTCTTATAACTGGACATTATATATCAAACCTCCCCTATATATAGGCGTTAAAACATTTTAATAAATAAAAATAACCAAATATAAGATGTCTACCCACGACAATCAGCATCGCTGGGATAAATTGTCAAATGAAATGAGATTTAATCTTCCACCACTGAATGATCCCACCAGAATAAATATCCCTGTTTCTGCATCGGCACGCATTCGTTTTGAACCCAATTCACGTGATGCTATTAATTCCCGAATCTGGGATTCAATTAAATATGACACAAAATCGCCAAATAGTGCCGAAATTGTCGCTTCTTCAAATCCAATTGTACAGGATATGAATCCCCTATCGGCACGTATCGCTAATCAAAATTATATACAACAGGCTCAATTCTTTCCAGATCAACCAAAAATACAATCAAAAAAAGAAACATCTCAATACATATCACCCACTCCAATAAACCCGGGTTTAACAAATAATCCTTATCTTCAACGATTGGATGCTCAACACGATGGACGTAATTTTTTAAGAGAGATGCGATCGGCGGTATATGAAGACAATATAGACAGAGAAATAGAGTCATCAAAATTATTAACAGACAGACAATTCACACATAGATTCTTACCAGAACAGGAACAGGCGCATTTAGCGTCAATAAAAGCATATGAATTATTGCGACCAAAAACAGACGATTATCAAAAATCTTTTCGTTAAGAATTGGATACTCTGCCAATAAACTCTACCGGTCAGTATCAAATTTAGTTGCCCTACATGTTAGGGCAACTAAATTTGAAGGATCTCTGCTATGAAAGTACCGAAGTTAATTTTTCCCCCCAAAAAGAGGAGGAGCAATTAATTACGGTACTTTCATGGTAGCCTATAATTATCTTTTTTTAACCAAACGAAACCATAATTTCACACTGATGTAAATTCACCTTTTTAAGAGCCGATTTACTCAATTCAGTCCTTTTTCGTCGTGTAGAAGAATCAGATGACTGTGTGGATGAAGTTGCAGTACTGATTGTTTTAACTTCAGAACTACTGCTGTTAGTTGAACTGTAATGTTCGCGCATAGAGGTATTCATATCTTTTTCAATAGCCTCTAGATTAGCAAAAATATAGGTTAAAATATCCTTTTCAAAAGACCAACGGAAAAAATTTAACTGGCCAACG